TGTTCGCGAAAGACGAGCTCGTCCTCGGACCTGGGATAAATGACATGGTAGCAATAGTAATCGCCCTCGGGCTTGTAGATCGTCGCCTCGAGAAGCTCGATGTCCTCGGTCGGTTTGTCGTCGATCAGTTCTTGCAGCTTCTCCGGAATCTTGGCATCGGCCCAGGTCTGGGTGATCGCCTCACCTTTAATCTTTAGCTTCCGGAACACGGTATCGATCTTGCCGTGGGCGCCTTGCTCAAACGCGACTAAGTACTGGGGCACCGCCTCAAAACGTATTGGCGTCGTTTCGTCGCCTGGCGCAATGCGCATGCATCCGGTGCCGACGCATAGATCGAGAAGCATTTCGGACATGGCCAGGTCGAAGTTGCTTTGGCGCAAAACCGCGAACATCTTCTCCGTGTACATATCCAACGCGGCTTGTACGCCTTCACGCTGTTGCGGGTCGATGTCGTTGCCAGCCGTTAGACGGCACCAATTACGATACGGCGGGAATAGCGTTGACTGGATCCTATTGGCAAAACGTTGGGTGCTATGGATCGCGGTCGAGTCATACACATCGACCATTTTATTCTCGCCTTTAACACCGCCCTCCCAGTCGCCGCCGAATAGGTTGCGCTGTGGCAATGCGTACTTGTAGGCGTCCTCGAGGATTCCGCGCCAATTGTCCTTATGACGGTCGGCGATTTGGTGCCGGGCCATGACCTCTTTAACGGTGAGCTTTTTCATTTGAGACCCTGCGCGGCGTTACTTCGGTTTGATAGCAGCATGCGCGGCGAACGCGGCTTTGCAGCAATTCGATTGGTTGAGCGCTTTTTCGTAACTTGTTGCTCGGTAGCTTGTTGCTGCGGCTCGGCAGCATCGGGGAATGCCGCCAACGCGCGGCCATCCTCGTCGATAGGGAAAAACCTATCGGGATGATTTGCGAAAGGACGCGTAAAACGCGCGCTCATGTAAGCGAGTTGCCGAGGGTCGTTTGCAGTCCACCCTCGATGCCAGCTTGCGGATCGTCACGCTGAGCCAGCAACATCCGGATCCCGCCCGTGCGGCGAGCTTGCCGCGCCGCAGATATTTTGCGCTGTTCGCTGGCTTCGCGTTGCTCGGCGCGCTTCTCTTGTTTCGCTAGACGCGCCTCTTGTGCGCGCTGCGCGGCCGCAATCGCTGGGTCAGGTTTCGGAGGTTTCGGTGATGAAAGTATTCCGCCCATGGTAAAGCCTTGCCATCATGTAAAAGTCAGATCGCTCGGGCCCGAATTGTCGCATGAGGCCCTCGGTTTCAAATTTAAGGAATTTGGCGAACCGTGTCGCGCGGTCATTTGATGATTGCACACCAATTTGACACCGCCACAGCCCCATGATGTGACCAAGATGATCGAAAAACATGCGCGCGCCGTAGGCGACGGAGAGCGGGTGCGCACTAACTAGGTCGCCGCGCAGCATCCACGCCTCGGCGACGCCGGGGTAGAACGGCACAACACCGAACGAAAGCGCAGGTTTTCCATCGTCTAGCGCTGTGATCGCGGGGCCCGTTTGCGCGTAGCTTTGCAGCATACCCATATAGTCGGGGTGCGCTTCCATATTGGCCTTTTGCCAGGGATCTAGGTCGAGCAGGTACACATGGGCCATGCTAAAATTGACGAAGCGGCCGGGCAGATCGCGCGCGTTTAACAGGTGCAATAGGTTCGTTTGATGATTATACTCGTCGATATTGTGTTCCTCCCAGCCCTTACACTTGGGCAAACTGTCCCGCCGTTGGCGTGACCCGGCAATGAGGTCGGTGATCGCCGTCCCTTCAACGGCGGGACTTTTTTCCCTAGAATACGTCGAAATCCGTTGCCGCAGTGACCGGCTCAAACCGGACCCCTGGGCGATTGCCGCGCGTGAGGCGGCGGTGCTCGCTGGACATGCACATATAGCCGTAAGCGTCGCCGATGTGACTTGAATCATTCTTGACCGGGCGGTCGGTAAAGCGGTCATTGCCACCGCCGATTGCGACGCGCTTGAAATGGTAGCCGCCGCTAAGGGCCTTGCGCAGTTGCGGGCATTGGCTCGAGACCTGTAGGCCCGGCTTGCCGTCGATAAAGCGCAACATCGGCGCGGCGCCCGCCTCGCGGCGGACCTGGAAATCGTTACTAGCGGTCGGCTGCGCGTTGAGCCCCAGGGTGCGCAGATAGTCGAAGCTCGTGACCTCGAATATCTCGTCGCGTTTGGATCCCGCCGGATCGCCGTAGATCTGCGGCTCGAGATCCTTAAACCGGGTATTGAGCTCGAGGAGCAAGTGCTGGCCAAAACGCTCGAGGCCCATGTCCTTTGACACGATCTCAAACAATACGTTCCATCGGCCGCTCGGCAGACGCTGGCCGAACGTCGCGGCGGGTGTCAGGCCGAAATCGAGGCCGACGATAATGGGCAAGTTCATCTCGATGTCGATATGGTCGGCGCTCATCGTCGTATCGACGTATTCTTCCCAGACACTTCGTCCCTCTTGCACGTAGACAAACTCGCCGCCGACGTAGCACTTGATCCAGTCAAGGCCCTTGCCGCCGAGTTGCTGGTCATAGTAGCCAGGAATGAGGTTGTTTATGTTCTCGGCATTCGGATTTGGGACCCAATGGCGCCCGGCTGCGAGCGTCGCTTGCGGATCCGACGCGTCGCCCTCGATCATGCCGCCGGGCTGCCGGAAGAATTTCCACGCATACTTGCCACGACCCGGCTTTTCCTTGACGAACGTGTCGTGGATCCAGTGGTCGCTGTCGGGTGGGTTGGTGCACATCCATAAGCCGCGCCAGGTGCACTCTACGTCGCTGGCGGACGGGAAGCGGCCGACGCGGGCGGTGATCGCAGATGCAATGGCCTTCGGGATCTCGCGGCATTCGTCAATAAACGCGCCCGTGAGCTCGAGCGATAGGACGCGGCGCGTGTCCCTGGGGTTGTCGAGCGCCAGGAACAAGACCTCGCAATCGACGCCTGGCGCCCCGTCGCGTGGTGGCAGTTGAATATGATGCGTGATCGGCGGCGACCAGCGCATCGGGCCGAAACGGTCCTCCGGAAAGAGCTCTTGCCAGGTCTTGATCGTGGTGGTGCGGAGCTCGGGATAGCTGTTCCGGACAATCGCGAACCGGGTCTTGCGCACGTTCTCCCGGTTGGGTTCTTGTTTCAAGGCGCGGAGGAACACCTCGGCGCAACAGGCATAGCTTTTACCGCTGCCGACCGGGCCCATGATCATGCGGACAAAAGAATCGTCGTTGAGAAAGGCCCAGGTCGTGGGGCTTTGCGTAAAGTCCAGGTTCAGATCGCCGGTTCTGCCGCCCGTGGGTGCCCTTGTGCGGCGTTTCGAGCGATCTGTCGCGCGCTTAGTCCTCGCCATAGTCCCTGACCACTAGCTCTGCGCCAAAGACGCGGAGAACCGCCTCGAGGGTCGCTGTATTCGGGATCGTGTCTCCGTCCTCGATGCCTTTGATCGTGCTCGTACTAACGCCGGATTTACGCGCCAGGCTCGACCGGCTCATCCCCCGTATCGCTCGGCGCGTCCGCACCGCGTTCGTTATCCATGTTCTCGTCATCGAGTACCTCGTACGTGGTTGTCGTGGGTCCGTGTATGTTGACGCCAATCACGGACGGCTTGTTCTGTTCGCCGGTTTGATCCAATAGTCCGTGATGCTTGGCGAGGAGACGCAAGGCGCTGTCCTTGTTGTGGAGCTCAACCTCGATCTGGTTGCCCTCGGCGGTCGGCGTGACCTTGACCTTCTTGATCGAGGCGCGGGCGCGTGGCGATAGGTCGGCGGCGCTCTGTAGCGTGACGCGGCCCTCGGCGTCCCAGAACAATACGTCCGTGATCTCGCTCGTCGCGAGCTTGCTAAGTTCCTCGAGCACATGGTCGCGATCCGCCTGGTCGCCGTGCACCAGGATATTGCGCGCGCGGCGCGTGGTGATGGGGCGCTTACTCATCGCGCTTGGTCCTTTTCATCCAGTCGCGGGCGCTTTCGCCCGGCAGCCGCTCGCGCTCGAACGCCTCGCGCATGGCCTTGATCACCTCGACGTATGAGCGGATCGCGTCCTGCTCCCAGTCGTAGCCGTTGCCCTTCGTCATTTGTCGTGTACCAATGACCAGTAGATCAGCGCATATCCGACGAGATCGTGGATGCTGTCTTCATGGTCGGGCGTCTCGATCAGGCGCGCGATCTTCAACTGGCACATCATCAATGCCGCTTGATGCGGGGTGACCGGGTGGCCCATTGTGGCGGACCATTGCTGCGCGATTCGCATGTGGTTGTCCCGCATACTGCCGTAACGCTTGCCCCGGTCCTCGAGCGTGTCGACAACCGACGCGACAAAATCAAGCATGTCACTCATATGCAACGCTCCAGGTTAAATTGGGCAAGGGACGCGACGCCTTGGTCGCGATGTACTCATAGTGACGCGACCCGATGCGCCGCTGGGTCAAGAAAACCAGGCCCGCGCGCGCTAGGCGCACGGCGATGTCCGCGTCGGGCACCTCGCGCT